CGATGCCTTTGTTTATGGTTAGGACTTTTGCGTACACGGGATTATACCTGTAAGTGAATGTAGAACCAGCACCGGTATCTATGGACAATACCTGGGTTATTTGTTGATATAGATATAGGGTAGTCGAGTACATACATACTATTTAGCGGCAGTGTCATCCGGTGACTCATTCGTTTGGGTTGAATTCATTTTTGGTAAATATCTCGTGATCAATTTATTATACAATATTTATGGGTAACGATATCTTTACAAAACTTGCCGACAAGTACCCTTTTATCTCCCTCTGTGTTTATGCCACTACAGAATATGTAGGGATCATACAAAATCAAGATGAAATTGTGACCACCATTTACGACTTTGGTAGCATATTGGATCTTGAAGATAAACGTCGTTTTTTAGAACTAGCCAACATTTGGTGGTGGGAAAGCAACAGGAGCATACCCATCAACATATTCCTTAAAACAGAATGGGATCAGTTCAGACCTACCTTGCGTACCTTTATCAACAAAGATTTGACTGTGTTGCATGGGCCTGTTTGTAGTTTACTTGAAATGGCCCGTAAAAAATCAAAGAGAAAGAGTATTACGCTGGTCAGGCGTCTTGACTGAGCAAGTTCATGTGTAATGCTACCAAGGCCGCATAACCAACAGCATGGGCTTTTTTAAACACAAATCCTTTAGAATCATCACCATCCCAAACAGTTTCAAATACTTCTTTCCAAAGTCGGTTTTGCAAGTGTGCTTTGCCTGGACGAATAATACTGATAAAGGCCGCCATTCTTGGTATACTGTTTGGACGCATGGTTTCTAACAGAGTTTTATAAGTGCCAACGTGTACTATTTGATGGGCCCACGATCTATCTTCCCACAGACGTTCCCACTGCGGTTCAAGTTTTAGCATTTCTTCGTAATGTTCAGGACTTTTAATTAATTCGTAAACTGACATATTGAGCAAGTCAATTTTGAAGTATCCACGTTCTTCTGCTTTTTTATAGTCGATTGTGGCACAATGATTTACAGGATCATAGGGAATATCTGTAGGATATACGCCAGAGGCATGCTTACGCACCTGGCCTTGATGGTACATCCTGGCGGGTGTTACATCAATTAATTTTAATACTTGTTCTCTATTGGCTAAATCTAAATCAATATCTGCGCTCATGATAGCTTATTATAATGGTTAAATAGGAATTTTGCAAAGTCTTTATGAGCCAATTCACCGTGATGACCGTGTAACCCCCATTGATCTTTGTCAAAAGGAATATGCTGTTGCAAACAATATTGGGTAAAACTAAAATTATTTAAATCAAGTATGTCAGGATCGTTGTGTATGTAATCAGCAAAAGTTTTAATAAAAGGTGCGTGATAGTCCATTGGTTTGTAAGTTACATTATTGCCGGCAAAAATGACATACTCAACTTGTTGTTGTTTAAAAAAACTAGTCAGTGTCACTAACTCTTTAAAAAGATTGGTCTGTTCGGCTTCATCATCATAGTGCCGATACCATTCTTGTGCAAATTGATAGTAAGGTAATTGCCGATTGACACCGACTCCGTGTATTTGAAAACTTTCAAAATGTCCATCTGTAAACTCTTTAGGCAGAGTCTTGTCACTGTTCCACCATTCATTCCTGATCATGCTTCCTAAACATATAACAGCCAGAATTTGGTCAGTGCTGTGTGCTCGTATATCCAATATGTCTCTCACCGTGGTACGCATAATTCGAGAATTGCAACAACCACCTAACCCATTATTAATCACAGTGGTTGCACACAATAATTCGCCAAGATACTCGCTGTATCTATTTTTGGTATCACTCATTACACCGTAGCTGTCACTATTACAATACAATAACATTACCAACCGGCCTTTTGTAATATATCTCTAGCATACTCTTGATCTGCTGGATAGTCTCTAAATTTCTTTTGCCATATGTCCGCATCAATGTAGGGCCATACCATTGAGACCTGACTGGCGTCTAGTTCACTTAGGAATCGTTGTCCGGCATCACTGTTGTAAATCACCCAAGGACTGACTCGTCCAGTTGTAACAGCATACACCATGCTATTGGTGTTGCCATAACGCAGACAATGCTCAGGTGGATTACCAGTTTTCTCATTCCAGTCTAGTCCAAACTCCATGGCACGAGCTAGAGCGTCATTGACATTTTCTACTTGTAAATAGCTTATTAGATATTCAGTGTATACTGTATCTCTGCACCAATGATCAATCTTTTTGTTTTGTTTGAGCACCCATTCAACAAATCTGGCCGGATTGATGGCACGGATATCTACACAATATCTTCCAAATCTTACAAATGCCTTGTAGTACGGACTGTCCGCAAAGTCATCAAATGTTTTGAGACGTGCCGAACCTTGTGTGAGTTCGTAGAACTTGAGATAGGCCTGGAATCCCAATCTCACTCCGGCTTCGTTTTGTTCTTGCCTACGGCGACGTGGCTCGCACGAATGTACAGCCAGACTTGCTTCTTTCACAAAGTCTTTTTTACAGTACTGACAAGTATTCATTCGCCCTGCGGTTGGAAGTGTCTGGTTAGGTTGTTTTGTTCTATGTAAGGTTTGATGTCCTGTCTGTGCATGACTGAGCCAAACACTGGTGCCAACAACGCCATTTCAAAAGCAGTGATGTCTGGTTGTGGAGCATAGCGCCAGCCGCCAAATACGATTGCTTTGTGTTCGGGAAACTGTGCTACCGGTTTCTTTTTAAAAAATCCCATCATTTTGATTTCTCCTGTCCTAATTCTCGTAAGTATATATCAATTTCTTTTTTAGTAGTTATCTGCGCCAATAAATCTATTTCGTCATCTTTCAAGTGTGGAAATAGTTCCATTAACTGTTTGCGCATACTACCTGCACCGGGCTCTTTCTTTTTGGGTGCGATCCAGTTGTGTCTAAAGTTGCCCAGTCCCGGACTCACTGTGGTGGCCATCAACCACTGTAGTTTTTTATGCTGTGCGGTATTCACAGCAAAGAACTTTTTGTTTAGTCGTTCGTTGGTGGCAATCAAGTAAAACTCTTGTAGGTCTCGACTGCCTGATACCGAACTACCATATCGTATCATTAAGAATGGGCTGAACTTTTTGCGTTCTTCATCGGTAAGCTCATCAAAGAATTCTCTATTCTTGCTATCAAACTGTGCCATTTCATTACCAATACTAAGTTTGTCCATCGTCTTTACTCAAATGATATAGTTCTACTACACGATCCAATGCATCTTGTAATGTGATATTGTCTCGAGCTTCTAACCTAATTTTATGCCATAGCTGATCATCTCTTAGCGCATTTAGCATTTCTTGGCGTTCATGTCTGCCAGGATTGTTAGGGTCAAAATCCCAACCTATCTCTTTTCTTGTGCTGGGATCTGCGCCAAACTCTCTAGCATACACAGTATCACCATTGCGTTCGTATATGTATTTTGCTCCAGGTGTAAGTGTGCCCATATTACCAAGCCTTGTTGTAATCTACAATTTCACAGTTACGACTGATGTCCTTGACAAAGTACACACAGTCGGGTCTGTCGCCTTCACTAACTGGCACACACAACATCTGTCCGTTTTTTAGTTTAGGAGCATACCAGGCCATCTCTTGATACACATCCACAATTTCGATATCCAAGAAACTGGGACGGAAACTGGTAAGTGGGTTGAACTGGAATGCCTTGAATCCTCTATCATTGATGGCAGTAAGTGGTAACACTTCCAGATCGCCTAGGTCAGGTTCTCCAATCAGAATCTGCCAATCCACAGGCATGCGTATCCTGTTGTCGCCAATTCTTAATACCAAGGCAGGAGCATTGAAGCTTTCTAAAAAGATTAGCGGAATGTAATGATAATCTGGATCTTGCGGATTTGAATTATCCAGGATGGCAAATCTCATATCATCCACTTCTTCAGGAAGATGATCAAGATCAAATGCTGTATTGTCTAAGGTTAGTATTTGCATAGTTGTATATTACAGTAATTAAAGGTAAAAGTCAAGCCCATTTAGCAGTTTGTTGAACAAGCAGATCAAAAAACTTCTTGTGTGCAATGGGCGGATTATGATTGATAATTCTGGTTCCAACGCCATCGGGCATGTCCCAAGGTTGTGTGCCTTGCCAAACTGGGAATCCTGTCCAATCAAAATAAAACAATGGGCCAGGAATAAACAAATACGGAATACCAGCACGATCAAGTTCGCGCAGTCCGTCTCGAATGATGTAGTAGTTGCGTCGATCTTCTATGTCAAAGTTGTGTAGATCACGTAGGTATTGTTTGACAGTATCTTTTGTTGTGCTATCCAAGTCGGTATAACTGTGCTCGATCACATTGTTAAGAGTATCACTTACAATACAGGCATGTTCGGCATCAACCCACTGTTCGCTAGCGGCATGATAGTTGGCGTAATGGACCAAGTCCAATCTAATAGGTAAGTTTTGATTGTAACCGTTGCCTGCGACGTCAATACGGTCACTGCTGGTAGCACCTACGATGACATAATTGGCACGATCCTGTATGGCACGTTCTATCTGTAAATGTATACAAAAGTTGGTGGCACCAGGTCTGGCTAGACTAACATGTTGCCACCCGCAATGGTCAGCATACTGATCTAGGAAACTTGGTTGCTCAGGCCAGCGAGTGTCTGAGCTCATGAAACTGCACCCTAGCGAGTAAATAGTTTTCATTTCCATTCCAGTTTTTCTTGAGTAAATGGATAGTTGGCTTCTTTATAAAACACCTTACGTTTGGTTAGATGTCTTTTTGCAAACTTGCAGGTGCTGGTCACGTCCCAGATCTCCACGTGGTCTTTGTCTTCGGCTTTACGGATGCCCCGCCCGATTGACTGTATAACCCTGACAAAGGATTTACCCGGCTCAATAAGCACAAGATTGAATATCCTAGGAATATTGATACCAACAGCAGCAATGCCATAGGTAGCAATAATAATCTTACCACTACTGATGCTAATCTCATCGTATTCATCTTGTCGATCCTTTGCTTTGGTTGCTCCTGACACAAACACTGCCGCTTCGCCCAATAACTCAGCCAAGGCATGTCCTGCGGCCACACGGTCTACCAATACTAGTGTATTACCTGTGGCGTTGACCTGTGCTATCAGGCCAGCCATGGTCTTTAATCGATTGGGTTCTTCTAACAAGAACTTTAGTTCGCTTTGGTAGTTGGTAAACTCGGCATGGTCTACCAACTGTACCACATTCACATGGCATTGTGCCAGCACACCACGGTCCTGTAGTTCGCTGGCACTGAGCTGATTGATTACTGGACCAAGGCTGCATTTAAGTGCTTGGAATTCGTAGGGTTCCTTGGGCACAGTTCCTGTGAGTCCCCAGCGTAACGGCACACGGCTCATGACACCAGTTAGTAGTGTTTTCAATGCGTCAGCCTTGGCCATGTGTACTTCATCAACGATAACGCACACAACATCTTCCAAGAACTCTTGTATGGTGATGTCACCCACGCTGTTTTTGGTGTTCTTTAATAACACATTTAGGCTTTGCCAAGTACAGATGGTATGCTGTCGACCAAACTCCTTGCGGTCTCCAAAGAACACGCCCACGTCCTGTTGCATATTGATGTAGTCTTTTTCTGTTTGTGTTACCAAACTTTTGTTTGGCACAATGATGATTGTGCGCCCATGCGGTGCCACGGCATTGCTTAGTGCGGCTGTGATAACTGTCTTACCAGCACCGGTGGCAATCTCCTGGATACATTGTGGATTGGCCAAGAAGTTATTGATCACTTCCACTTGGTAGTCACGCATGACCATGGGTTGGCCTTCCATGGGATGACCTTTGCCCCAAGCAATATGACTGAATGTGTGTTCAGTCACTTCAGCAAATTCAAATGTGGTGCTGTACTCTCGTTGGTCATCCAGTTCAATATCATAGTTGAACTTTTCCAGGATAGGAATGATCTCAGGCAGTAGGTTTACATAACTGCTACCGCCTAGCTGGAAGTAACTGACCTTGCCATCCCATCGTCCTAGTCTAACTGCTGGAAGATATCTGGCACCTGGTACATCATACTTGAATGCGTTTACCAGAGCACGCCGGGCATCAAGTTCTAGTCCTTCTATTTTGACGTTGACTTCATCACGTATGATTATTGTAGCTGTTCTCATGCTAGACTGACCCGAGTGATGTGTTGTTGTGTTTGTATGGTTTCAAGTAAGCGTGATCTCGGTTGTGTTTCAATTAAGTGGGCAACAGGAAATCGATATGGTAACAGTTTAGTATTTGGAAAATACTTGTATCCCTTTTCACAAAAAAACTCCTGGTGTGCTGTGTAGTATTGTTGCATTTTTTCTAGGCGTTCTGCAACCTGGTCGGATGAATCCTCGTAAAATCTTGCTACAAAATCAGCTGAGTAATGATTGAACGGAAGGAACGCTTCATCCGATATGTACTTATCGTCATCCATGACAAGATCCTCAAGTGTTTTTCCTATCTCCGCATAGTTCAAACATACAGATCCAAATGGTGGATTGAGTGTTCCATACTGATGCATCATGTCGCTGGTTAGTGTTTGTGTTTTAGGTAACCCAAACCAGGTACAAACAAATCTTGGACGGTTAGATCTGGTCACTGTTTCGCATCTGTGTACTGCTATGTTTAATTCGGCCAGGGCCCGTTGCACCGACTTGGGTGCTGTGTTCCAGTATTCGTGATCCTGTTTGTCAAGCAACCCGTGATAGCGTTCAAATACGTTGTGTAGATAATTCAAGTAATCTTGATCGAATATGTTGGTAAATGGCTTATCGATAGTGACTTGATGTGCGTTGATAGTGGCGATACATTGTTGTATCATTTCGGTAGCACGGTCTATCTCAGTTTCTTGAGAATCAAATCCATAGAATCTTGCAGGATGATCTAACGGATACTGATCTCGCAAGGCCATGCGTTCGAGCCATAAGTGCGTGAGTGGGTTATCCAGCAATTGGAATTGCAGTTCCAATCCTCCTGACAACTCAACTGTTAGATAATTTAGATCCATATAGTATTATACACTATTCGTGACGGTGTTGTCAAAAAAACAGGCACCTAAGTGCCTGTGTAAAATGGACAGTATTGCTACTGTCCAGGAGCTACCGGTTATGCATTGTTCATGCATGTTGATGCCGCAAGTGCCTTCCAGTTGGTTGCACTGACCTTGGTCAAGTCCGCGATCTTGAGTGCCATACGCAGGCTCATTTCTCTCAAGCGACTCTTGTTAGCATCCATGAATGCCAGGATCTCTTCACCTTGTTCGGGTGTAAAATCATAGTCCTGGAACAGGTCGCCCTTGCGGAAGATCTGTTTGATACGCAAGAATCGATCACGTTGCGTGTTCAAGGTAAGGTCCAAGAAGTGACAACGACTCTGTAGGGCCGCCAAGTGGTCTTGTAGCTTCTTGCTTTTGAGATTCTGGAATTGCAAGTTGGTGATAAAGATACAGGCACCCTTGAAGTCAAAACAGTCAGGAACACCTTCACGTCTTAGCATGGCACTATCGCTATTCCAATAAATCCTACGTTTCTTGCCCGAATCCAGAGCCGCTTTGAGAATGTTCAAGCTCAAGTCATCTTGGAACACACTATCACAGTCATCGAATACCAACACATTACATGGATCTGAACTCTTGTACAAGGTACAGTACAACCCAATTGGAGTCATTGCACCCTTGATAATTTCATACTTGATTCTACGTCCAGCCAACTTGTCAAAAAGACCTGACTGTTCTAGTTGTTTTTCTACTCCGTAACTCTTGCCAACTCCAGGAGGCCCAACTACGATCATTGCTCTAACATCGCCAGCAATGGTAGCCTTGGTCATTTGATCCAAGATATCGAAGCGTTCGCCGATACGGGCCATTACTTCGTCGTCAGTCTCCGTTGGAGCGACTGTTTTAACTACTGGAACGGCTGTTGCTGTGTCTCCTCCTACAAACTCTACATCTTCAATGCTGTCTACCTTGATGCGAACTACGTCAAAATCTGGGCCAAAATAGCCATCACTGTCTACTGTTACAAAACTACCTTTGGTACCAGTCTGTAAACCTTTTACTAAAGTAAATGCTACATCTCTTACTGGTTGATTACGGTATATTCCGTTTTTAATATTGACTTTACTCAATTTTCTGCTCCTGTTTAGTTACTATACTACTATTATAACAAATGGTGTATTTCTGGTCAACCATTGTATTTTACGGTTTTTGCAGTGTTGCATAAAAACAACACTCCGTAACTACAAGGTCTACAGCACCCGATTTCATAAAGCTATTATACCCTAAAACGCATTCCAGGTCAACCATAAAAAACCCTACTCTGCGTAGGGTGTTTGTTATTCCTGTCTTTCAATATCGTCTTCGTCACAGGCTTCGCCATACTGTATTTCTACTACCCGACATGGCACATCAAAAGGATTGTACAATCTGTGCCATTGGCTCACTGGTATATGTTGGAATTCGTGTAATTCTCTGGTTTGTTCATGGTCACCAAAATCAATCATGCATCGACCTTCTGATACATGCCAGTGTTCTGCTCGTCGAAAATGACGTTGCATACTGAGGCTTTTACCGGGCATGACTGTGAGTTCTTTTACCTTGGTGCCAGCTACTTCGTGTAGCACACAGTAGTATCCCCATTGCCGTTCTGTTTTCATTATTGATGTCCCATATATTGTAGACTTTTATCCAACCAGGCCACAACTAAATCTTGCTGTCTAAGAAATCCATGAGACTGTACACTCTTTTCGGCACTTTCAGGTATGAGTCCCTGTTCAGCCAATTGATACCAGGTAGTCGTCTTTGGATCCTGAGGTGCAATTTTGCTTTTATAAACCACAGCATGGATCCAAGGATCTTGCACATCTTTCTTGAAGAATCCAGCCCGGCAATCCCAACCTGATACAGCCAACATGTGAATGAGACTGACCATAGTATGGTGATAATAGCATCCAGGTGCTTGTGTAAAATCTTGCTTGCCGCGAAACAGATTGGTAGTCTGCGGAACTCCAACGTAGAGCATGGCACCTTCACTGGCTACACGCCACCAATTGGCCAAGGTGCCCATGGGGTTTACGCAGTATTGAAAACTATCGTGGCTCCATAATACATCGTATTCTAAACTGTCGTGACATAATCGCATGGGCGTTTCAAAATCACTTTGATAATAACTTATGTTGGGATATGTATCCGCCATTCGAAATTCATCAAATTGATCCATGCCTATGCATTTGATATTTAATGGTTCAGGATTGTCGTCTCTTGTGGTCCTGGTTGCCCACCATTCTAAATCCAGTCCTTTGCCGCATCCTAAATCAACCAAGGTGTTGATACTGGACATAAAGTCATCGTACTCATACAATTGGTTTAGTACATATTGACTGTGTTGGTGACTCTGTTGTGCGCTTGAAAATGTCATACTTGTATATCCTCCATTCCGGCTGCTCTAAGGCGTACCACATGCCCGAGCATAAAATTCTTACTCTCGAATGCTTTAATTATGCCTAAAAATTTATTGCGTAATAAAGCTACCTCGTTGATCAAGGTTTCAAAGTCAATGACTTCGTCTTCCCCGTCTACGTACTTTTCAGCATCTCTACTGGTCAAAGCACGGGCATATCCTTCCAGATACTTTTGGAAGTGCTTGCGACGGATCTTTCTCAACTGTATGTTGAGAAGATTCAGTACTGCTTCAATCTCTTGCAGTTGATTGAATCTGTGTTCGGTAATGCCCGGAAGATTGGTTATGTTTTTTTCAACTAAACCACCCACGTGACATTCCTTTTTGGCTGATAGTAACTCCTGTTCATAATAGCTTATGAAGTCAGGAATCGCACTAAGGTCTGCTACTACTCGACTATACCACATGTTCTAATTCCTTTACTAGCCATGGAAATGTTTCCATCCAATTGGTATTTCGTCTGCGATCTTTTTCATCTAAGAATATTTTTAAATTACGCATCTCATCTTGATTTGATTTACTGTTACGTATTGGCATCAATATACCTTGCATATAGTCTTTTGCCAAAAGATTCTGTTCTGTATTGTCTGGCATCAATGACATTATATGTCCAATGTCCGTAGCAAATATATTGCCATCGAGCACGTTTGTTTTAAAATATTCAGGTGCAGGATCAGCCGCTGAGAAAAAATGTCCAACTTTGCGTTGCTTGCGCCATACTGCCAGTTGTTCTAACAATTCTGGCATAGTTTTAATAGTCAGGCACATGATTGTTTGATTAATGTTTATTGTTAGCCATTTTTTCTTTAATAAAAAATTAAAATTATCTTCCCATCGTTGTAGATCCAGACCCCAACGAACATATTCTTGTTCTTTACCCCAACAATCTATACTACATGTGATGTCAATCCGCTTTAGTTTACGAGCAACTAATAATTTTTGAAATTTCTCCACAAACTGCTGTAGTTTTTCTTGATCAATCATGAGATTTGTAACAATATTTAATTCGCAATCGGCATTTGGATATTGTTCAATCATGTCTATCAATTTTTTAAATTCTTGTTGGTAAAACGGTTCTCCGCCTAACACATGCAGTCGTTTAATTTTTTGAAAGTTTTTTTCAAACCATTGCCAAAAATACGGCACTAAATTTTTATATTGACTTTGAAATTCTGAAACTAGAGTTACTCCAGATTTATTGAATGACCCATGTTTTAAATTTTCCTGTTCAATTACAGAACTCAACTTGTCATTGCAATACAAACAGCCAAGATTGCAAGTGTTATTAAAGTACACTTCGACCAGGGTTGGATCAACCACAAGTGCAGTAGGATCAATTTCCAATTCTGTAGGACTCAGCCCTGGAATAGCTGACATACGCACACGATCACTGATACCTCCTGCTGCTTCAATATTTTTACAATAAGAACAATTATTTTCAGGCCACTCACCTTTTAACATTCGGGCACGGTCTTGTTGCTTCAATGGAGTATTATGAAAATTATAAAAATTTTCAGGAGTTAATTTAGAGAATGCAGTTCGATGACACGATGCAGTTGATCCACTATTAAGAAACAATGTACTCCAGGCCCATTTGAGTTGGCAGGCAGTCTGAGTTTTTATTGGAAAATACTTATCAGTCATTAGTACTGATCGCTGTATGGATCCTCGTCATCATCGTGTAGATCCTCGTCATCATCTTCTTCATCAGCATGATCTTTAAGATAGCTGGCCAAGGCACGCTTGATGTCTGGATCAGTCTTGAATACTGATTTGATTTCATCCGCGGCACCATCATTGTCGATCAACACAGCCACCAATGTCTCAGCAGCTTCGTCACGATCAACTGTGTTGATGTAGCGTTTTAATTCACTCCAAATTTCTCGACTTAATTCAATACTCATTGTTATTCCTCCGTTGCAGTTTCTTCAGTACTTACCGTTTCTTTTTGATTTGCAAAATCATGCATGACTTTATCAAGACAGCCATCTTCGTTTGATTCCCAGGCCTTGCGGAACTGCTTGATGATTTCACCATCACTAGTAACAAACATCAGTCTATTGCCGTCTTTCTTTAACAGGCCTTTTTTCTCAGCCAAGTCAGTCAGGCCTGAGTAAGGATTCATTCCTGTTTCGTAAGGAATCTTGACCTGCATGCCTTCAAACGGTTTGGCATAGCGAGTTTTCATTACCTTGCAACCAGCACGTATACCCATTACTTCACTAATCTTGTTGCCATCTTCGTCTTCTTTGAGTTTCATTTTTTTCATGGCAACCACAATACTTGACGCATAGATAAAGCCTTGTCCACCTGAGATCTTGTCATCTGGATCAAACATGTCTTGACTGGCGTATGTGTGATTGGTACATACTAGTCCAACATTATAACTACCAAACATGTTGACGCAGTTACGCACCAGGGCTGTGAGTGCTTTGGGTTTACGCCCTAGGTCACCTTTCATTTCACCTGCATCAAATTGGTTTACATCTGTGGGTGTCAGCATCATGCCAAGGCTGTCAATCACCCATAACACCTTCATTCGCTCGCCATCTGGCAAGGCCTTGTAGTCGCTCATGAATGTGCTAATGGCTTTGGCCACATCGTCGATCATGCTCATGTTCAACTTGAGTAGTTTTTCTTCGCTGGTGTCCACGTTCAATCGCTTGAGCCAATCTTCGTCTAGGGCATTTTCTGTATCAACCAAAATAACAAAGATGCCTTGATCCTGTGCATTCTTGACTATGTTGCCGCTACAGATATAGCTCTTGCCTGCTCCTGACTCGCCAGCGAACACAGTAACCTTGCCTAACGGAATGCCTCTGTTGAAGTCTCCGCTGATTAAATAGTTCAAGGCAAAGTTGCCTGTGCTGATCCAGTCTGTAGGATCGTTGAATCCAATACTGAGACCGTCAATACTCTTGGTAATATCTCTTCTAAATTTGCTTATATCAAATGGTTTATTTGCCATGTTATATTTTCTCTTTTATAATTTAAAGCCATAGAAAAGTAAGGAAGTTTCCTTCCTTACTTATTTCAACTTACGCTTTTTGACGGCTACGAATCATGGCCAAGATATCTTGAGCCTTGTCTGTAGATGCTTTTGCCGCAACTGGCGCTGTGGCCACTGCTGGTTCTTCGTCATCAAAGTCACTAGTTACCGCTGGTGCTGGTTTAGTTGCAGGTGCTGGAGCATCTTCATCAGTTTCCACTGCTGGTGTTGCACCTGCTGGAGCTGATACACCTGCTGGTCTGAAGTAATTGCCCCAACGCTCGGTGTCATAACTCTGACCATCCACACTGGCTTCAAACATTTCTTTGATGATCTTGAGATCAACGTCAGTTGGCTTCTTGGGCAAGAATGATCCAAGATCATACAAGCCGTGCTCAGTGATGGCCGCTTGTTCCACTTCAGTTAGAGCACTTTCTTTCCTGCTCCACTTGCTGCTGTTATAGTCAGCAAAACCGCCTTTGGCGCCTTTGGTGACGCGGAAGTCCAAGCCACGCAACAAGTCTGTTGGCAACTCTTCCAATTCTGGATCCATCAAAGCACCTTTGATGATGGTAAAGATCTGAGGTCCGATAATAAATCTACGGATTGGGTTGGCCGGTGTCTTGTCATCGTGCAAGGGATTCTCACGCACAAAGCCTTGGAAAATGTAACTGCGTTTCTTCCAATACTTACGACCCATGTCTTCAAGACTCTTGTCCTTGAACCAAGTCCTTACTTCTGTAAGCACTGGGCAAGTGTCTCCCCACATTTCCACGCAAGGTACCTGTACATAAACTTGTTTGGATTCCATCTCACCTTTGACACCATTGAATGGCAATCGGATCATGGCCCGTTCTGCCCAAAAGAATGTGTTTTTAGTGTTACCGTCTGGTAGGAAGCGTAGTGTGGCCGATT